CATCCTTAGTTGCGGTACCGAAAAAGTCCTTTTCGATTAGTTCGGCATAGCCCTTGATGTAGTTCCGACGGGCACCAGGGAAGCGGCGCTTCTGGCGCTTGTCAATGCGGGCGTCTTCAATGACATTAACAAAGCCCTTGATTGCACCAAGAGCACGGTTAGAAGTCTCACCGAGACGGGCTGCGATAGCCTTAAGCTGCTCCACAAAGTCTTCACCCGGAGTATCCAGAGCATGACCGACCTCATGGACGACCAGCATATCATAAAGATCATCCGACATTTCACGCCAGACAGGGAGCATTAGGACACGGTTCTTAACATCGAACCAAGCGGTCTTGGCCGATGCAGAATGTTGAACCGTAATGTTTTCCGTAGCCAGCAACTTAGCCAGCTGAGACTTGGCGTTATGATTATGTGTTACTTCCATTGTGTTCCTCTCAACCATGCTTATAGTATAGAGCCAACGCGGGCGCATTGCAAGTCTTTTGTATGGGCATGGCTAGCGTCTTCATATACTATAGATGGGGATGGCAAGTCGGTTTTACAAGTGGTCAAAATGCATACCAGCTATGCTTTGGCTGCATAGCTGGTGGCTAAGTCATTGATTTCAATGGGTTGGCTAAGTCTTTGATATCTTTTTGAGAACCAACCCGTAATTGTTGACCTTAGGTAAGGTCGATAGATCAACTCCAGATTTCAATCTCAACCGATTATCTTCTGGACCCAGACCAAGATTTCGGCGTATCTGTAACTGTTCTGGATTCAAATCCCGCTCGGGCTTCTGGAACGGAAGATAATCAACATAATGATGCCAACGACCGTAGCGCCAAACAAGCCGAGCAACATCTGGGTGCATGTCTACAAGCATTTGAGACTTGTTCACTGTACCAGTTGAGTTAAGTTGTCCATCACGCCACTTGCTCTTGTCTAGTTCACCTTCTGCATGATAGAACTCGGCAGTGTTACCGCCCTTGACAGTTTGCGTTGCAGACTTACCTTGCAGAAAGTTGTTGAACTGAATTGTGCAATCGCCATCTTTCAATACACGAAGGCAGATATCGGTATCTTCATTGTAACGTCCACGCCAACGGTGCTTACAATCATTTGAGATGAGCAACGTGGAATAGATTCGAGTGTTCTGCACAAACGGAGAGTATCTTTGATTAGGTGCAATGAAGAAACGATACTGTAGACCTGAGATAGGAACATTCTCAAAGCGATCAACAAAGTCTTCACATGCTTTGAACATAGCACCAGATTCCACACGAATGCGTTGGTTCTTATGCAGACGATAGAAATCTGAAATGTTATCATCGCATACCCAATGCTTCTCGGCACCTATTGATATTGCATGATCCCAACACCAGTTTCTAGCGCGACCAGGACCGTCACCATGATTGGAAAAAGGAGCAACAAGCAAAGTAACATAATTGCGAATGTTGAAAGTATCCAACGCTTGATCATATAGTTTTTCATCTTGTGGTTCAATTGTAATATAATGTGGAATCTTCATACGCGCGAGAGAGCGCGAGGTATACATGCTTTCATGTCTACCTTTTGATATAATGTATACTGGCCATTTTGGATTAGTCATAATGTTTACCTTGAAAGAATTCTGTTAAAGTTTCAACATCTTTATTAGACAATCTTCTAAATTCTGTCCATCCTGTTTTCTTTTCTATCGTATCTATCTTAGATCCCAGAGACAACAATTGAAATTCAACTTTTCTGGCAGTTTTTTCAACTACCGCCTTATAAAGAACTTCAATTTCAAATCCATGCAAATTTGAAACTGTTTTGATTCTTTCTTCAACACAAAATCGATTGCTAACTCCTATTTTCCAGATATCACTATCTTTTACTTTCCAAGCGTATACCAAATCAGTTATAGGATAAAAGTATGTCATATGTGAAAATATGTCTTGTAGCCATCCTTCTTGTTGTGCTTTTTTATAAGCATCACCATGATTTCTAAGAAAATCTATAGGTCTATCATATTGCAAGGCCAAATGATGACATTCTTCTTTGGTTCTGTTGAAAACAAAATAAGGTATCATATGTTCGCAAATATCATCTAACCAACCATGGTGTCTAGCATAATAGTATATCTTTGCATCGTTTTTTGCAAAGTCTATTCTAGTTATATACTTCTTTGCAACAATCTTACAATCTTCTATTGTTCTTGACTCTTGCAAAGGAATCATATGTGAACATATGTCATCTAACCAGCCTTTACCTCGTGCGTAATAGTATGCGGCACTATTACCTTTCTTGAAGCGAACCCTAGCATCATATTGTTGTGCTATATCTCTGCACTCATCTATGGTTCTAGACTTTCCTGTCATTCTTCAAACCAACGCTTGAGTGAGTTTTCGTCCTTATCAAGATGTGGATACCACATACTCTTGGTCTTTGGTGTGATTGTCTGTTCAGCATCAAGCGTCTTATACTTGGCTACAAACTCATCGAAGTCTTCTTTGTTACGGAAGTGCATGTAGATTGTCTTGAACGGAGGATTGTCCTTCTGTTCAAACTCAGGCATTCCTACCCAAAGCTTTTCACGCTCATCTTCATCAGTCTCTTCAATATCAAAGAGTGCTGCTGGCTTTGCAACTTCTTCCTTCTTACCAAGGAAGTTATCGTATTCCGCTGTTTCTTTCACTGTCATGTCATCAACCTGCTAAAGTTTCTAATCTTCTCGAATCGGTAAGTCTTATCGAACTTATCGGCAATAGTGTCAGTCTTGTGTGATATAATAAACGTGTTTGTATCATCTGTCAAGGTCTGAATTATCTTTAAGAACTCATCAGTGCCATTTGCATCCAAACTTCCATCTAGAATCTCATCAAGAATAAGAAGATTGGTATTCACACTGTTCTTCATCTTGGCAATGGAACGCCAGGTAAACATCAGGGCCAAATCAATACGTGTCTTCTCACCTTCTGAGAAGTTCGCATAAGAAAACTCATCACGATATCTGGACTTGATTACTTCATTGAAGTTTTCATCAATGTTAAAGTTGACAAAGAAGCCCATCTTGTCCAGATATTTGTTAACAAGCTTATTGATAATTGGAACGTATTGCTTGATGATCTTGGTCTTGATACCACCATCCTTGAGAAGGGACATCGCAGTATCAGCTAGAGTTTTTTCAGCTAGAAGAAACTGAATGAATTTTGCAAGTCTAACTATCTCACCTTCAGTCTTTACCAAATCTTCTTCGCTATCCATTACCATCTTATCTGCATTCTCAATCTTATCAATCTGATCTTCAAGATCATTCATTGTGGAAACAAAATGCATCATGGTCTGTTTATGTGCTTTGATTTCAGCATTGATTGTTTGAATACGATTAGACTTAATCTCTTTGTCGTTTATCTTTATCAGAATATCATTAGAATCAGCTTCCATCTTCTGTGCAGCAATGATTGTAGAAGATGCTTCGTTCAGCAAATGAGCGATACGCGCATTCTTAAAATACTCATCAATATGTTGTTTACATGTTGGACAGTCATTCGATGATCTAAGAAACTCACGCTCTTTCTCATTGCGTTTTGCTTCATTATCCCATGAAGCAATCTGTCTGATAGCCAATTCATATGTCTGCCGTAATGTTGACATATCCGAAACATCTGCAACTAGACCTTCCTTCTCATCGACTAACTTCTTGACTTTGTTTAAGAGATCGGTCTTCTTGCTGGCAAAATCATTATATTGATTATTCAATTCGCTTAACCGGTCATCATTATTCTGCTTCAGATTCTTCAACGTCTTTTCAATATAGAACTTCTTTTCTTCCATAGACTTATGGACAACACGACTGTTTTCTAGCTTTTCCTTATTCTCTTGCAGTCTTTGCTTGACCAACAAGTTCATGATGGAGAAGATTTGAATGTCTAGAAGGTCTTCAATAATTGTGCGACGATCAGCAGGAGTCAACTGCATGAACGGAACAAACGATGCTGAACCTAGAATAACAATCTGACAGAAAGATTTCATGTTCATTTTAAGAATGAATTTCTCTAGGTATTCTTGATAGTCACGCGAGGCAGAATCTTGATTGAGCAATAATTCATCTACCCAAATCTCAAAGATGTTTGGCTTGATACCACGAATGATCTTATAATCCTTGCCGTAAGCCTTAAACGTAATTTCAGCTTTGCAGTCTTTACCATTGACACTATTCACAAGCGACGGCTTATTGATCTTACGAAACGGCTTACCAAACAATACAAAAGTAAGCGCATCAAGAATGGTAGACTTACCATGCCCGTTTGCGCCTACAATCAAGTTGGTCTTGTTTGCGTTTAGTTGAATTTCTGTCCATGCATTACCAGTAGATAGAAGATTCTTCCAACGAATAGTTTCAAATGTTATCACGGTATACCCAATAGCTGCTTGTATTCTTTGAGACGGTATTCAACATCACCAATCTCAAGAATAATATTCTCACGATTCCTATCACTCATACCGAAACGCTTGACTTTACAAAGTTCCTTTGTTAGTTCAGCCATCTCTTCTATGAGTTTATCATCGGCTGCTCCGATGTGTGCATAATCAGGATGCATTATTCTATACTCTCCAATGATAAAGCTTCCGCGTAGATTTCGCGCATGTAATGTTTCATTCTATCAGATTCTACTGGCAATGTCAAGCCTTGAATGTAGTTGTCAAGAATGGTAATTGTGTCTTGTGCTTCGTCCACAGTCTCATCAATATTATTGTCAATGAAGCTATTCACATCTTCAACAATGGAAATGTCAGCAGCTTGAGCCTGATACAACTTATCCATGAGCATATCAAATGCATATGGATTATTCTTATTCACACAAACAATCTTAACATAGCAATCCTTATACTTGGAATAATCAGTAGCGTTGATTTTCTCAACGATATCCGGATTCTTCACATCATCATAAGCCACCATATGAAAGACACGGAAAGGATTGCGATGAAATACCATATCACGGGTTTCTGTATCAAAGACAATAAACCCACGAGGATCATTATAGTCAGACCATATATGCTCACAAAAAGCACCAGTATAGTGAATATTATCCCGAGTACTACGGTGATGATAATGGCCAGTAAAGACGCTATCAAACCTTCTAAAAACTTTGTGATTCCATCCATGATCTGATAACATTCCTTTCTGCATTTCAAAGCCGTCTAGTTCAAGATGAGCGCAACAGATAGGAGCTTTACTATTCTCTATGGCATCATAACATTCCTTCTCATTAGCCTTAGTTATCCAAGGCAATAGAAAGAACTCACAACCGCTAATCTCAATTGTTTCGGGCTTCACATAGACATGAATGTTATCATAACGATTACCGACAAACTCCTCAAGCGCATTGACTCTGTATGTATCCTTAAAGTACTCATCATGATTACCACCAATCAGATGCATCTCGACCAACTCATTCATTGGCTCAAGGAAGTCTTCTCTCAATCTAGAATGCGTAAGAACGTTAATATACTTCCTACGGTCAACGAGGTCGCCAAGATGAATGACATGCTTAATGTTATTCTCTTTGATAAATGGAACGAGAAATTCATCAACAGACCTCTTGAAGTAATCTAAGAAAACTGGGGAATCATTTCTGACTCCCCAATGAGTATCGGTAATAATTAGAACTTTAGTCATTAAGCCCGCTTTTTCTTTCCTTGAGTGTTGGATATATAAAGCTCATTATCGTACTTTTTTATCGCTTTGTCAAGTGCTTCTTGTATGTTGACTAATCTTTGTCGATAGTTTCCACGAATATGGACATTCTCATTCTTATTCAACAGACTGTTAATTAGGTGTTCAATCTGAAACGGCACTTCGCTGTTCATCGTTTTCTTCCTCATAAAATTTGATTAGACCTTCTTTTGCGATCTTCCTCTTTTCCTTTTTAACTGCTTCTTTCTTCTCAAATCTTTCCATGAAATCATTTATGTTATCGTATAGATTTACAGTCATAACATGATTGTCATCTCCATCCACCAAGTGTCCTGCATGACCATTGTTAATGATTGTTTCTTGGAAATTCTTATAGATAATGTATCTATTCTTTTCCTCTTTGTTTATACGCCTTAGGAACGCAAAGTAGATTACCTGTGTAAAGTACGCAAACGGATTCTTACCTATGGCTGGATTGTAATCATTAAAGTACAGTATGCAGTTTTCTATTCCATCTGAAATCATCTCATCACGATAAGAGTAATTAATGAAGCACGGCTTGTTAGCCAACTTGGAAGCAATTTTCCATATACACTCACCAATATAGTTAGGGAGTCTAGGATCTTCAAGACCTTTTTCTCTTGCTTCACTAACTTTCTTTTTATGGTTTAATATTTCCTGATAGAACTTTTGATTGTCTACGTAGTGTACAGTACTTTTCTTGGTTTTCATTCACTTTTCTCTTGACTAATGGTTGACAACGTGGTATAAAGGCTATGCCAGCGATGATATGAATAACTTTAATTATACCTCTGTTAGTTCAATCATCTTCTTCATCTGCTTATCCAGTACATCTTTTCTATTAGGCCACTTGATCATTGGCTTATCTGGATCTTTTGCTAGATGCTGAAGCAGAGGTAAATAAGTCTTCCTTACAGTCCTTAGTCTGGTCTTCAGTAGTTCAACTTCGTCTGTCACACCAGAAGATGTGACAATATCTTCTTCATCATGAAATGTAAATCCAAAATCATTGGTTTCATCTAATTCGGTAACTGTATCTTTTGATATAACCATTAGTGCAATGTTCCTTTGTTGTTTGATGAATATGAATTAAAAAATTCTGATATCAAGTCTTCCAGTTCAGGAGTAAGTTCTCCTTCTTCAACAACTTTATCCGAATCTTCTACCGCTTGAATCTCTTTTTCTAGAAGATCATCTAGGTATTGTTCGATATCATTTGTTGGTTTACTTTTTCTCCTGAAGTACTCTATTGTTTCTTTGTAATACTCAACAAGATTTTCATTTGGTTTAGACATTGTAAGAATGTCTCTACTGTATATGTTAAATTCCTGAGCAGAAGAAATCTTTGTGAATACCCACTGCATAAGAGACAGTGTGACAAATCCTGTTTTGCCAGAAGGTAAACATATTATCTTCATGGGCTGAACAAGTATCACATGAGGTTCATTTGCAGGTATGTTTTCTGGCCAGATCACTTCTGAGATCAAGTCCTCGCCCGTAGTTAATCTAATGTGGTATACTTCATTCATAGTATTATCCTTTTAATTCAATCTTATATACCTTGAATGAGAACTTCTCTTCATTGTATACCTTTATACGTTCTGCGAAATGCTTTAGTGTGTAGTTCTCATGCTTCTTATATCGCATGTCATCTGCAATGTCAAATAACTGTGCTGATTCTTTTGTCTCTGACTTTCTAAGTCCACGACCGATTGACTGTAAGTTTCTTATCCGAGACTTAGACGGACTAGCAAATATAATGTTATGAAGGTTTCTAATATTGATACCAGTAGAGAAAGTACCAAAAGAAGCCACAATAATAGCATTTGTTTCCGACTCAACGATCTTACGAATTTCTTCACGTATGTCCACATCTGTTTCACCGCTTACAAAGAATACTTTTCTATCTGATCCAACTTTCTCGGAGATAAGGTTATGGAGTATTCTTCCGTGCTTGTCAACGTACTGGAATAAGACGAGGGTATTTCCGTCGAGGGATACCGCAAGATTGCTAATGAACCTGTTACGGGACTCATTAAGTACCAAGTATTCAATTTCTTGCTGATAGGTGAAATTCTTACTTGCCTGACAGATTGATTCACCATGTCTGAGAAGTAGGCACTTGATGTTGAACTCAGCCAGGTGTTTTGCATCCATAAGCTCTTTTGTGGTAATAACTTTTCTGACCGATCCAAAAAGACCTTCAAGTACCAAGCGATGAGTCTTTGTACCGTCAAGGGTTCCAGTTGTTCCAATTCTGTACTTTGCATTAGAGAGTCCTGTCATAATATCTGTTAGAGATTTGGCCTTGAACTGGTGAGCTTCATCTCCAATTACAAAATCAAATTGCGCGAACCATCGTTTTGGCATCTTGTACAAAGACTGCCAAGTTGAAATCGTCAGGAACTTGTCTGTGTCCTTGTCCTGACCCTGATATACTTTATGTATATGGTTGCCTGCGTTCCATCCATTCGTTTCAGAGTAGTCTTTGAAATCACCTGTCAACTGCTCTACAAGAGAAACAGTTGGCACAATGATCAATCCCTTTTTCAATCCTCGACGTTCAAGAAAACGACTAAGAAGATAGATAATAAGAGACTTACCACTAGCAGTGGGGCTGAGTAGTAAACTACGTCTTGTGCGGATGGCATGTACGAAAGCGTCCAATTGATAGTCTCTTGGAGCATGTTTCGGCCTTAGTTTTTCTACAAACTCTTTTGCTTCCGTTAACGAAAACTCTTCGTCAAAATCTTCGTTTTCATAATCCCATTCATAGTTTCGCTCTTCACAAAACTTGGCAATATATGGCACTAGACCACGATATAGCTGTTTTGTTCTAATATCAAACAGTCTTATTTTTCCATCCCATAGTCTAGCCTTATATTGTGGCGTAAACTGATAGCCTGGAACTTGAAATGTGAAATTTTCACGAAGCTCATATGCAATACCATCTTCACAGATGATTCTTACGTAAGCTTCATTTTCATTCACTATGGTGATATTACTGCCCACCGATAAACTTTTCCCAATCCATATACGATTTGAGTTGCCATGTTCTGTTGTTTAGTTCTTTTAGAACGTTCTTACAGAAATCAACAATCTCTTCATGCATAACTTTCTTCAATAGTATGTTATTTAGTTCAGTGTCAGAATCAAGATAATGTTGTAGATCAGCACGAAGTACCTTCTTCATCATAGGTTCTAGACCATAACGTTCAAGGTCTTCCAGGTTATTTAAATCGCCAGAGTAGTATTCCCACTTGATCTTGCGTCTGCTATTATATTCCGATATAAGCTTCTTGGAGATTAGATTATGATGCGTCATAACACGGAGATACTTGGCATGGAGTTTCGGTATATTTGCTACCGCTTTCTGAGGTTCAGTCTCATCGTATCCTGCATCCTTTACCCATTCTTCCATAAGCAACTCTATATTCACTGGCGGCTTCATAGCTTCTCCATTACAAAAAATGTATATTACTATACTATGTTTTTAGGTAAAAGTCAACTAAATTCTTTGAAATTCGAATAGATCGTATCTGAATGTTAGATCAGCAGTCGGAGTAGTATCTGCTGAATTTATTGTACCAAACTGTATACCACCTAATGACACAGGAAAAACATTCTTAAACTTAATTCGAAGATTTGGAATATTAGCATTGGTGTTGATTGTCAATATTCCATCTTGATATGGTGAAGCGTCATTGTCTCTATATTTAATATATTGTTTATTACTCTCAGGACGAGTTAGCGAAACGATCCATTTATAAGTTTCTTCCCAAACTCTTAGGTCTTCGTCAATAAGAAATGATATGGTAAAAGGCTCATAAGTCATCTTTGTCGGATGACGATATGTGTTTGAGAATGGAGTAGGCACTTCAACCTCATTTGATGAGACACCAGGCAAGTTAATACTCTGAGCAAAGTATCTTGCAAAAGGAAGATTAGGAATTACAAACGTATACTTTGTAGATTGCAGAAAATTAGTATTCTGCGGTATTGTTGTTAGAAATGATTCTGTTGTCATTGAAGTACCTCTGTACTATTTATAAAAGAAAAGGGCAGCATTTCTGCTGCCCCGATCTTGTTTCTGCGCTTTGGCGCCTTATGATTACATAAGGTTGCGTACGCGGAAGATACGGTAGTAGTTGTTGGTACGGGCTGTAAGATTGCCGAGACCAGCTGTTGTACCCTGAGCAAATGGGTTAGCAACCATGCCGTAACGTGTCTTGAAGCCGATCTTTGGCTGGAATGTATCCTGACCGATTGCGCGAACCATCTGTAGAGGAACGTATGGGCAGTAGAATAGACCAGCGTCATAAGGAGATGAACCCTTATAACCAACTAGAACTAGTTCGTCGCCAGATACAGAACCACCGAAGTATGGGTCGATGTAGACCTTAACGCGGCCGTGCATTGTACCAGCAAATGTATTGCCAGTATCATCAACTTCTAGGCTTGTTTGTAGAGCTGGTGTGTAGTCAAGTACGCCAGCCATTGCAAGAGCGGAAGCAATGTCTGAAGAAACGATTAGGGTGTTACCCTTACCGCGACGAGTTGCCTTAGCAATTGCGTTGCACTCACGCTCAATCTGGAAAATAAGACCCTTGAACTTTTCAACTGACCAACGGCCGTTTGAGTCTGTATCAAGATCGAATGTACCAGCAGTTGTTGTACCGTAAGCAGCACCAACAACAGCTTGTTCGTAGATTGTACGAATAACTTCGCGGTTGATTTCAGCTAGGATTTCTGTTGACAGAATGTTAGCAAGTTCTGTCTCAGCGTCTAGACCGTGAACAGCCTTAAGATCCTGAGCAAGTTCCATTGTGTATTCTGCCTTTAGAGCGCGTGAACGTGCTGTGACAGTTACCTTTTCAATGCTGAAAGCCATTTCAGCAAATAGGTTTGAACCTGAATCACCAAGAGCTTCAGCGGTAGCTGTTGGCATACCGTTAGCTGTTGTGAATGCTGCTGGATCTGAAAGGTTTGATACGGCGTTGCTGCCAAGCTGTACATTAGTACCAGCCAAAGAAGTAGAACCAGCCTTGTTAGAAGATGTAAAGCGGGTATTAGCTTCGTTGAAGAAAGCTTCTGTACCAGCCTGATTGTCGTAACGTGAACGCATAGCGAAGATCAAGCCAGTTGGGCCTGTCATTGGCTGTACGCCGCAAACGTCATAAGCAATCAACTTTGGTAGTGAACGACGAACCAAAGAGATAAGAATTGGATCGTAGTTAGCAATACCGTTACCAGTTGCGTTTGTTGGAGCAGATTCGTTAAGCATACGGCCTTCTTCTGCCATAGCCTTTTCTTGGTTTTCAAGAATGATGGCTGTAACAGCGCGACGATATGAGTCCTTAATCTTTCCTGCACCTTCGTGGTCAAGAACTGGCGACCACTTCTGTTCTAATTGTTCTGTAAGATACATTTAAATTCTCCTTTTGAGATATCTTAGTATTATTTATAGTTTTCCATTAATTAGGAAGTGATTTACCAAGAGCGCGTACATACTTGCTCATTGGGTTTGAAATATCTTCAGCAATCATTGTCTGACCTTCTGTGCCAGTTTCGATCTTGTCGAGTTCTGTCTGGGCCTTAACAACTGATGGGAAATAATTTTCGCGCAATGTCTGAATCTTTGTTGTATAAGAATCAGCATCAACAAAATCAACATTCTCAGCAAGTGTCTTTAGTTTTTCAGCCTGAGTAGCTGTTAGACCTTCTACCATGCTATGCATGATTTCGGACTTCTTGCTTTCTGAAAGGATTTTTGTAAGTTCAACACTACGTTCAATTTCTTCATTAAGCTTGGATTCAAGTTCTTCAACTCTAGAACCTAGCTCTTCAATAACTGAAACTTTATCTTCTGGAATGTCAATGTAGTTTTCGGCAAACAACTGACGAAGACCAGAAATGAATTCTTCTGTTAGTTCTGTGCGAAGTCCGGCTTCAATAGCAACTTCGTTATCAGATACCCACTGCTCAACAACATAGTTTAGATAATCATCAACACTGCTTGACAATTCTTCTTTAATTGTTGCAACTTCTTCTTCGATAGTAGCAGCATATGCTTCTTCTAGACGAGCAATTTCTGACTGCATTTTAGCTTTTACAGCAGCTTCAAAAATTGTTACAGCTTTTTGCTTGAATTCTTCAGATAGGTCTTCACCACTGAATAGAGCTTCAACATGTTCGTTCATGTCTACTTCATAGTCGTATTGAACTGGTGCTGCTTCTTCTGAAACAAATTCAAAATTCTCTTCAATTGCGGCTACGATTTCTTCCTCGGAAGCACCTTCAGCAACCATGTTGTCAATGAAGGACTGGAGTTCTTCGGAGATTTCGATCTCTTCATCCATCTCTTCCTTTTCGTGCTTTTCGTCTTCTTCTTTTTCTTTCTTAGCTTCTTCTAGAACTTCGTCGTCCTGCTCTAGATCCTCTTCCATTACTTCCTTTTGAGGAGGCATTGCTGGAACAGCACCCTTACGAGAAGGAGAAGCCTGAGAATTGTCCTGCTTCATTGTAGATGCCGAAGCACCAACGTTAGAACCTTCGCCTGGCTTCTTTGGTGCATCTGCAACAAGAGAGGCATCATTGCTCATTGGTGATGGCTCAGATACCTTTGACTTTGGCTTTAATGTAGCCATATTTGGATTTGTAGACTTAGCGCCAGCATCTGGTGCCGAATCATTTGATTCGTTCATCAAGATCGCCTTTGCTACTTCTGTTAATGACTTACCCATATGAGTATACTCCTTGTTTCTAAGTTATTTATAATAATTATAATTTTGATATAAAGTTTTCAAAGAGACGCAGTGATAGTGCCTCGATCTCATCTTTTGAAGCTTCCTTGATCATCTTCTTTGCACGATCAACGTGAACTTCTTGCCAACCTGTATCGGTTAGAATCCATTCCGCATTTTCCATGATGCCCTGTACAAAAGCATTTGGTGCAGAAGGATCAGCAACGATATCGGCCGCTGTGGCCAACTTAAAATCGGGCTGAACAAGTTGATATCCGTTAGCGGGCTTAAGAGACCCTACGCCTCTTGTAGACACGCCCAAACTAGCACCACCGTCTAGTAAACTCTTCACAATTTTTCCGTTAGGAGTATCCATAATCTTTGCTTTACCCATGATATTATTGCCATCTGGATAAAGCTTGGTAATCATGTGTGATACACGATCCAAATTTATAGTAGGCGAATCAGGATGACCTAATTCACCAAACGCTCTATTCTTACTCACATAGTCGCTATTATATCGCTCTACTTCTTTACCTAAAACATCAAAAGGATATACACGACCGTTACGATTCTTTGTTTCGGCCTGCATAAAGATGCCTTCAATGAACATTTCTTTTTGTCCAGTTTTCTCATTCATCTCTGTGAGAAAATTGATTTCGTTTACTTCTTCTTTGATAAGCTTCATATTCCTAAAGCCTTCCTTTTTCTTAGTGATCTTTGACGTTTCATCAATGCTCTATTCATTTTTGGCGCTCTCTTACGAACAGCTTTTCTAGCGCCCATTTTTCTGCGGCGTCTCTCTGCTGCTGACATGCGCTGTAGTTTACCACCACGCAATGTCATGCCAGGTACGTTTGATATCTTCTTACGGCGCTGAATTTGACCGCCACGAATACGAGCTTTGACAATGTTGATACGAGCTTCTTCTATTTGCTCTTCTTCTTTTAAGTCACCTTTTTCAGTAGCATTAACAGTTTGTTTTTTTGGCAAATCAGTTTTACCTGAAGCAACTTCTTGATTACCACCAAAATTTGTTTTCATAGAAGTGTTGACTGCTCTTTCACCTCTCTTATCTTCGATATCACCTGGTTTTTCTTTTGATACATCTAATTCTGCAATGTCCATTGCGCGAAGTTTAGAAGCTGTTCTGTTCATAGAGTGCGGTTCTTCACACATTTTTGCCGCAGTTTGCTTTTTAGCTTCTTCAAGCTTTTTAGTCATAATCAATTCAACCGTTTCCTCAAGAATGGAATCAGCAGCCACAAAATTCTTATTAACAATTGAATCGATTAGATTAATCATGGAAATGGACCTTTTCTATTGAATGCATAAGGATCGGCCGTTTGACCAGCATCATAGTCATTATTGTCTTTCTTAAGATCGATGAATAGAGTAAACGAATCATTCATCTTATTTCCATTTATAGTGAATAGAATATCACCTGTCGGATTTGTTTCGTTATTAGGAATGATTGCTCCATCACCCATGCTTTGAAAATCATAATCAAATGTACCATTACCGAATGTAACAATTTCGGTATTTGAAGCGCCTTCCCATTGAAGAGCTACGTAGCTGTTAGCTTTTGCACTACCAAAAATACGCTTGATTGTTGTGTTATATGTTGATCTTGGATTTACATTAGAAGACATAATTAGACCGCTAGTATTCAATGCAAACTGCAAAGAAGAAGCGTCAACTAATGTTGCGTTTGCAACCGCTGTACCATCAGAAAGAAACACATATTTGATAAGTGTTCTTTTGTTGGAATCAATTATTCTATGTCCTTTTAGTACGTTTGCCATATTATTGCCTTACTGCAAATGATATTACTTTTTCTAAACTTTCGTTGCTTTCTTGCATCATCTCAACCATTTTCTTCTTGTTTCTTTTGTTGAGAGATTCATACAAAGCTGTAACTTTTTGTGCTTCTGTATTATTTAGATCAAACATATTTCCATCTAAATTGACGGATTCTTTTACCATAGCTTTAGATGCTCTTAGAGAAGCTTGTCTTTCTCTCTCTGCTCTGGAATCTGCGCCGCCCTCTCTTTTTGGACCAGTTACATTGGCTTGGATCTTAGAAGACATTGGAGTACCATATTTTGTTTCTGATCCTGATCCTGATCCACCACCCGAATTGGCAGCAATTGCAGCAGTAGCAGCAGCAAGTGCAGCATCTCTCTTGCCACCTGTTTCTTTTTTGCCGGGTCTATCTTTTTTACCTGGTGGCTTCTTATCTGGCGGCTTCTTGCCTGGTGGCTTCTTGGCTGCTCTCTTAGCCTTATATGCATCATAAGCTTTTTTGCCTTTGTCCCATGCATATTTACCAGCGTTACCAATACCTGTAAGAACAGCAGCACCAATTTCTTTCTTACCTTCATCTATCACAATCTCTTCGTTAATTCCAATTTCGTTGTATGGAATAGAAACATACTTATCGATAGCCTGTGCATAGTATAGTGCAACTTTTTGACCATCTGGAAATACACGAATAGCTTTGCGCTTCAATAAAAGAACCGAAGGTGCTTCTTTCTGAGACGGATATCCGACTCTCTGAACTCTTGGATCAGGAGTGGCATAGTAATCTTTAGCTTCTTTCATCATTACATCTTGTTTGACTTTGCGATAAACTTGCTTATCAGAAAGAACTTGAGCCATAAGAGAATCCAGTAGATTAATCATCATGCGCTTTTCTTGCGCTGTCATCTTATCTGCTGGTTTATCCATTGCACGTTTCAGTGACGAAAGTTTCTTAGCATCAAATAGACCTGCGCGAACAAGCTGAGTAAGCTTATTCATATCGTGTTCTTCTTTTTCAACAATCAAATTATGTTGTTCGCGGAGGTCTTTGATGCTTTTCATAGTATATTATTCCTTTGTTTGACCAAAGTAGTTCTTGGCAATTTCAATCTTGCGTTCCTCTAATTTTTCAACTGCTTTTGTAGTAAGAGCAGAAGAAAAATTTGTACGCATTTCATCTAGCTTGCCGGCTAGAACACTATTTAATGCTTTGTTTACTGACATTTTATTCTCCTAAAAACGTATTGTATTTATGTGTCTTGGACAAGTTTGCAGTGGAAAAGATTTACTTTACTTTCTGCTTCTCCCGTATATCCAAATCCCACAACTTCTGTGGGTAAAGGATGAGGTCCAGATATAATTTTAACTTTGCTTCCCCTTGGAAGTAATGTTTCAAGTTCGCCATCTATTGATGAAACACTATCAACATAAATTGCTTTTTGGCCTTTACCGACTTCAATTTGAAGAACTACAGATTCTTTACTGTCTGTAAAACTGCTAATCGCAACGTCATGAGACAAAGATGTTGATATGTATCCTCTAAAAATATACTCATTGCCCGGAACAATCTTTTCTGCTCTATATCTGCCTGAGAGTCCACTGTACACCGTAAAAGGAAATGGTGCTTCTGTTTCTTCAAATGCAGAATCTAAGGCGTCAATAGTCTGACCTATTACATCCGCTCTATTTGCATCTACACCTTCATCATGTCCTTTATAAAGATATCGATTTATATCAATAAAAGAATCACCAGTATAGTCTTGAATAGCTTGTAATTCAGCATCATCAAACATTTCAGGTCTATACAAAGATGAAAGTTGCTTGGCTACTGCAATAACTTCCTTGCTTTTAGCCGATAGAACATTCTTGTCTTCTTTGGCGCGAATCTTTTTTGTTTTGTATAGTTCATCGGCCTGTTTGAAATATTCATTAGCTTTCTCGACATTGTTTGTCATGTCAGCTTTGTCATATAATTTTTCAATATGTTCGTCGCGCTTGTATGGAACAAGTTTATCTTTGATTACGGTATATGCTACTTGACCTTTGGAATCAGCATATCTGCCAAATCCCATGTAGGTTAGACCCATCTTTCGAGCTTGTTTAGCTGCCATTGTTTTTGGTTCAGTTTTAACCTCGGCTGCTAAACTCTCTTCTAGATACTCACCAAACTTCTTCATCTAACAGGTTCCATAGTATCGTTTACAAAGCGTTGCTTATTTCTTTGCTGACCCATCTCTAATGGATCCATCGTGTCTTTACCTGTACCATCTTGCACTGGCTGCTGTTCTGGTGGAACACCTTGCTGCTGTGCATATTGCTGCATCATAGATTCCTGTGGTGTAGGAGGCACCAAGTTAGGTGCAGGAGGCGCAGGCGGCAATGGATTGCCCATCTCATCAGTTGGAATTGGATTACCATTCTCATCAACTGGAGTATTGGCTGCTTTTTCTTCTTCTATCTGCGCTTGAATTTCTTCAATGTCTTCGTCGTCCATCATAAGAACGTTCTTACGTACCCACTGCATTGAGTAGTAACGACCTACATATGGATCCATTGCTTGAAGCGTAGCAATACGATTCATTAGAAGTTCAGATTCTTTCAACTCATCGAAGTTATTATCCTTCTTGAAGTCATAGTAGATATCTTCTCTGAACTCTTTCCATTCTTCTTCGGTACATACTTTCTTAAGTACCAACTGAACACGGAGAATGTCATCAAATAGTGTAGAGAACTTGTTACGAATTCTGTCAATAAACTTGGCAAACTTTAGTTCTTCGCGTGTGATTTCTGTTGTGCGGCCAAGAATGCCGCCGCCCGGTTGTTGTTCTAACCGACCAATAGGAACGCCAAGAGACTTATATAACTTACGCTCGAAATACTTAACATCTTCTAACTCGCCAAGATTTTGACCACCAGGTAAAGTTGTAATTTCTGTGCCCTTACCGCCTTCACGACGAGGTAGCCAGAAGTCTTCAAGCATCGAAAGATGCTTACGATCATCTTTGATTTCACCAGTCGTGCTATCGTAAACGAGCTTGTTACGATATTTGGTCATGATATCTTTGAGATATTGTTCGGCTTTAATTGTTGGCATATTACCAACGTCGATGTAGAAGATACGGCGTTCGGGTGCGCGTGAGAGACGATAAATTACTGTTGCGTCTTCAATCATACGCAAATTGTTTAGTGGCTTAATAGCCTTGTGTAGATAAGAGAGAACCATTGCTCTCTTGGAATCCATTAGACCGGAATTGACATTGACAATTGCATCTATGGCAATCTTAGCACCTAGATTGGAATGTGCGCCAATAATTCCACGTTCGTTATAGAGGTAGTATTCGTTAATCTTTTTGATAACGTCAATGGTTGTGCGAGGATCTTTTGTCTTTTCTATTTCGCGGATTTTGCGAATACGGCGAGGATCGATGTAGCGAAGCTCTATAATACCCTCAGCGGTTCTTTTATCATCAATGATAACATGATAGAACATACGACCGTCAATATACCAACGGCGAAATATTTCATGACCCATATTACCAAAATTGAGAAGCTTTAAAGTGGTATCAAACTCATCTCTAATCTTTTTCTTAACACTTTCTGGCTGTTTCAAGTCATCCATGTTAATTTCCACAGCCTTATCTTTGGCTGTGTTAACAATAGCTTCATTAACAATTTCGTCAATTGCTGTTTCTAATTCGGGTTGCATAGACATTTCACGATAACGAGTGATAAGCTCAATTTCGTTTCTAACAACACCGTCCAAATCAACATAGGTGCCATAATAGGCACCAGATTGAATGGTTACAGCACCATCATCGTTTTGCGGTAAAGCAAATGATTTGTTAGTTTCGTCCTGAGAAGCATTATCTTGCTTCAGTTTTTTACGTGAAATTTCAAAACCAAAAAGTTGTACCACCAATTACCTCCAATAAAGAGAAGGGGAGAGAAAAACTCTCCCCTCTTCTTATATATTACGCAACAGGCGTAAAGTTCTGAGCAACCGAAGGCGCACCAGATGCTGCAACGCTGTCAGTAGTGTCTGATTCCCACCACTGATAGGCAAATGTTACTGCATATTCTTCAATCGTATCATTTGCGCCCCAATCTAGTTCGATTGGAGAAATATCAATTGGGAACATACCAATAAATCTGTATACCTTTAGTATATCATCAGCTTTGCCAAACTGAGTGACAGTAGCGTCCTGCTGATATGAAGCTGGGTTTACAAAATTAGCGGCACGTAGGTTTGATACGTGAGAGTTTAGTCTGCTCATCCACAATTCGCAGGCATTGCGAACAACGAAATCTTCGTCGTTGATGATAGTAACTGTCCACTCTGTAAATGTGCGGTTACCGGCAAACTTCAGTTCACGACCAAAGTAGTTAACAGGTATCTGGTTCACAGTGGAACCAGGTAACTGAGCGGCGCGGCACATAAAGTTAAAATTAACTGCTGCTGTGCCAAGTAGATTTCCTAAGAAAGGTAGTTCACAATTGAAAAGATTTGGACGAGCGCCATCTCCTCTCATATTTGATCTAAACTGTTGTACATTAAATGAAGCCATTTATCTTTACTCCTTTTGAATATTTATGCTACATTAACAATTAGAAGCGGCCAACAACTTCTTCGAAGGCTACACCAGTTCTTACTGCGATGAAGTTCAACTGGATAAAGTTGATTGAACGAGCAGGCTTGATGTAGATATCTCCGACAAATTCGTTGCGGTCGATTACTTCAGGAGTATTGTTTGTTTCATCGCAGACTACACGGAAGTCG